TAACGCTGTCACTCACAGCTCGCTGAGATGTAATGAGACCGCTTCTAAAATCAGACCGCGCTTGCTCGTAAGTCTTGCCATTGAACTTGGCTGAGTTCGCGGCAGTGGCGTCTTTATCGAGCTTTTTCGTCTGAATGTTTCGCATCAACTCAATAGCGGTTTGGTTGTTTTGAATCTCTTCGATAAGCTCTTTAATCGAGTTCAAGTCGCTCGGCACATTCGCCCCGATGACCGCCGCAATTTGTTGGTTTACATACTCTTGCTGTGTGTCGTGTAAGCCTTGCGCGAACCGTTTCGCCTTACCGACTTCGCTATTAATGTAGTCTTGCTGCGTATTGTGCTTACGGTCCGTGTACTGCTTCGCTTCGACAAGCTTATGATCGGTGTATGTTATCGCGTCATTATGTTTATCTTCGAAGTACACTTGTTGCGCTTCGTGCTGCTCGGTTGTGAAGCTATTCGCTTCTCCGATAATCTGAGTGTAAGTTTTGTCATTCAGTTTATCGGCGTTCGTTGCAACATCAGCACGAGGGTGATAGCTGTCGTGATACACGCGCTTTGTTACTTGAGCGTATAACTCCCCCGCAAAATTGATGTTTTTAGAACCTCTCGCTACACGCATAAACCACTGGCGTGCTGCGTCTTTCGACCATGTAAAAAGCTGCAAAAAGTTGTCTTGTCCGTGGTATTGCATCCCGCCGCCGTATTCAGCGTTAGCTTCGGAAATTATCACCTCACCGCTTTCGTTAGAGCCTTTTTTTATGTGGATATCACCCGACAAGTCGCCGCCAGACTTAAGAAAGAACAAGCCGTTCGCCCACGATTTAAGCGTGGTAATGATATTGCCCTTTTCAACATTGGTATGGTTTATCGCTTCGCCGTGTTTGGTGTCGGTGTAAGCCTTCGCTTCGCTTAGGTTTTTAGCCAGAGCGCGCCAGAACATCGAAAGATTAATATATTTAAGACGGCTCGATACTTTGTTATCAATATCCGACTCAACGGCGGCGTGCGCTTTTTGCAAATATTGAGGGTGTGGGTCAGCATGATCTAAATGCGTTTGAATGTGCTCTTTGAGTTCTTCATGAGTCACAAACAACGCGCTCGAATCGTAGTTGTTCGCTATACCATCCGTCGCAATGGAGGTGATTTCAAATTTGATACGCAGCGGGTCGGTCTTGGCTTTGTAGTCACCAAAGCCGCGCGCATAGGCGAATACTGTCCCGTCATCGAGCAAGAAAGCAATGCCGTTTAGTTGAAAGCCACCCACGCCGATAGGGATATCAGAAAACATTTTTAATACGTTCTCTTCTCGCTTCACATATGCCAAAAACGGCTCATGCGCTGGATTTACACTCTCGATGTTGGCAGGGTTTTGATTGCTTGGTAATAAGTCAGAATCAACCACCATATGAGTAACGGCTATCTCTCGCCTTTCAGCTATCGCGTCGAGGTGACGAGCTATGCCCTGTTTCGTAATATAGATTTTCGTATCTGTTGTTCTGCTCATGTTAATCCTTAAAACGTAACTCTTTACCTTTAGAAAGGCGGGGCATGTAATAAAAACGGTCTAGCCAAAAGCGGCCTAGCTCTAACATGACCGTGTCACGCTCTGACTTGGTGTTATTCACACGCTCTTTTAATCGGGCTTGTAAATCGGCGGTCAGTGGCTTATCGACAATGAGATTGAACACACGCAGTGAAAACGGTAAATCTCCAGACGCTATCTCTGCTTGACACCCAAGCGCTCTAAGGGCGTCAAGAATGCCTTCACGAGTGCCTGATTTTTGATGAATCTTTGTCGCGTTCTCTATCGACGCTCGCTTATCACTTTCAATATCAGAGGCGAACCAATCTCCTACCCCCGCCTCTTTCGCCATGATATCGAGTAACTTTGCGTCGGTTTTTTGCGGGTCGGTCAGCCAAGAAAGAAAGTCCTCGTTTTTCGTCAAACGGGCGATGGTTTTCTCAAACGCTTCTTCGAAGGGGGTGCGGTTATCGGGGAGTAGTGTTCTAAATCTCTCGTGGTCTGACATTGGTTGAAATCCCTACACAAAACGGGGCTTGAAACCATTCGCAAATCAAATCGGATTCCGGCTTGATGATTTGCGGCGTTTCGCCGTTGTGGTTATGAACGATTTGAATCAAACGGGTTCGCTCGATTGCACCGCCTAACTTATGTTGCTCTTTGGCGTACTGCTCTAGTGCTTTGTTTAGTGCGTCTCTGTTGACTAGCTGATTCGGTTTTGAGATTTCTTTAGCTTCAATCTCAACTTCATAATCAACCACCTCAGCGCCTTTCACGGTTAGCTCATCGGTTTCTTGTGCAATGTCTGGACGCGATAAATATTCCAACACCGTTTTCATTAAGGCTTGGCTTGGCTGACCACTTCCCGAGTGTGATAGCACTCTGGCTTGTACTTTCCCTGAGTAGGGTTCCGTTGTTCTTACATCGGCATCTTTTGGGCGCTCTATTCCCTGCGTCGATGAAAACTCATATTTCACGACAACGGTATTTTCACCTTCACTGCTTACGGTGATAACAGGGCGCTCACCCAAGGTTAAACAGTGAAACCTGTAGCCCGTTCTAGTGCCTGTGGTCGATAAGCCATAGGGCGCAAGCGAGTAGCGAAGCAATAACGATTCATCCGACTCCAAAACGGCGGGTTTAATAGGAAACGTAGTCGTATCTTCTGGCTCTAAAACCTGACGTTCTAAGCCGTAACGCTTCACAATCAAATCAATCATTTTTGAGTTTGAAACCGTCTCGCTAAATAGCTGCTTTGCGCTGTAATTGTTGATGCGGGTTTGTTTCTGCTTATAGAGCACCAAGCAATCCAGTAACAAAGCGCTTGTTTCATGTGGGCTACGAAGACCACGGATGATGTTATCGGCTCTATCTTTGCCGACACGTTCCAAAAGGTAGGGATAAAACACATCGTTTATCGCCGCTTCTCTTTCCGTGTCGAAAGGTTCAGGTGTGAAAATTTCTATGGTCATAAACTCAAGCTCTCACGTTGGCCTTCATAGTCGTAATGGATGGAAATTCGATACCCTGCACCGTGAATCCTTACGTCTATTTCGGCGTTTTTGATGTCTTGTAAATCGTTGTGAGGGTCTTCAATGATTCGGTGGATTCGGTTAATAATGATCATTCGGTTGTAGTTGTTCGCTATACCAAACAGCTTTCTAAGCTTGCCCCCAACTTTTCGGCGCTTTTCACGAGTACCTACCTCCGTTGTAATCGCTCGTTTTAAGCGCTCGGCGGCTTGTACGGCGCCAGAAACTGACAATCCCGTGATTGGGTCGATACCTTCCATACTTCCCCTTAGAATTGATTAGAGACGGTTAACTTGCGTTTGAATGTTGAAATTAGTGAGGCGGGGGTGATTATCTAAAACCACCACCCGATTTCGTTTATCACCAAAGAGGCCAATCAATAGCCCACACTCACCCGTCCGAACCACTTGAAAGCGCTCACCGTGTTTTAATTCTGATAACGTCAAAATGTGCTCCTGCCTTTTCACTGCGAACGATTTCAAGCCGCTCACAGTCCATTTGAGTGATAGCAATTTTTATCCTGGTACGCGCTCGATGACGCGCCGAGTGATAGCAAAGAGGCGCGCTGCAAAAAGCCGGCAACGCGCAAAGTGATAGGAGTAAGAGGATTTAGAAAGGTGAAGACTCACCAACAGGGGTGTTGTGGGTGTGACCTTCAACAAGCTTACCGTTCACGCGGCAAGAGGCCGTTTTTATAGTTGTCGAAGTCACATTATTTATCACCGCGCCGCCTGCGTTCATAGAGAACGCCCCCGCCGCATAACTGGCGATTGCCGGAGTCTTAAGGCTAACGCTCACGTCAAGCGCACCCGTAATAGCAACATTGCCTTTTTGCGAGTGTTTGCCTTGCGTGTTGGCAGAGGTCGCGATTCGGTTATAAGTCTTCGTCTTAACGTTCATCGAACTGGAAGCGTTCACATTAAACTCTAGGGTGTCGAACGTGATTGATTTCTTGGCGAATAGCGTGTGATTCCCTTCGGAATCTGTCTCCACTCGGAACACATCGTTAAACGTGGTGTACGTTTTATCAGGGTCGAGGCTATCAGGTAAAAAGGCATCGCAATAAGCGGCGGGTAATGCAATCGAATTTGCTTCGTTGTGACCGCCTGACAAATTCATGACGATAACCATTTCGCCTACTGTGGGCGCTCGCCAATTCAACACTTCACCCGCATAGAGCGGAATCCAAGGGATAAGCGGCGAGCAATAATCCGAATCGGAATCCGGCTCGAAGTCAACGACCACCTTTCGCCCGTTTAGCTCTTTAACATTGCCGACTCTAATCAAATTCCTTTGGTTTCGTTCTAAGGTTTCAAGGCGTTCTAGGATTGTCCTGATCACTTCCTGATTCATAAAGCCTCACTGTGTCGCCGTCACGCTGTTTAAGGTCAATTGCAACAAGTTCGAAAGGTTCTTTAACTAAATTTCCATATCGAATTGTTTGCTCAAAAGTGATTGCATAACCTTGTTCGTTTGAGTCCCACTTAAGCGGATAACCTTGAATCTCTTCTGGCTCATCTACGCAATAAAAATCAGGGCTTAATGCAACGCTCTCGCCGTTGTCGTCTTCGCCCATTTGTTCGGGTTCAACAAAATACTGACCTTTCATTTTGGCGCTAACAAAGCCGCCAATGTTGGCGGCTTCGATGGTAGGCTGAGAAACGTTCTTAGGTACTTTAATCAGCACTGTTACACTAAGCGTGTTTTGTTGTCGTCCATCGTCTGAATAACTGAACTCTTCAATTTCTGGTAAAGGCAGTTTAATGAACGGTTTTGGCTTGTCTTGCGTTTCGGGTTCATCGTCATATTGAACCGTAGCTTTATCGCCCACAGACTTAGTGAGTAGCGAGTGAAGCAGCTCAACATAATCACCCAAATTATTGATGTAGTTCATCTAAAAACGCCTCTCTGTAAACGTCTTGAATTTCCGCCTCTAACTGTAGAATTTCTCTTTCCATATCAATTTCAACATGATCGGAAACTCTCTCAACGGGCGGTGATTTGCGCTTACGGCGCTGTCCTTTAGGTAGGGGCTTTCGACGAGGTTTTGGTTGCTTTGCCCTTTCTCGAACTCGTCGCCAAGCCAATATTGGGCTATTTTTCATGGACTGAAAAAACACTCGGTTGTAGAGGTAGTTGTTAGCAACCACCCCGCCATCAACTTGTTTGCTATCATTGATAAACGCTATATTTATCGGCAACAATCCATACCACATTGAGGTTTTACCATCTTTAACCTTGCCTGCTTTTACGCGCCTAGAGATTGACCTTCGGCTTATGTTTAGCTCTTCCCCTATCCTTCTTATAGATTCCTTGGTTAACCATTTCTGCGCCACTTTGAGCGCTGCAGAGGCGCATTGATTAACGTATTCTTTATCAAGCCAACGCTCATCTTCTACGGTTAAATGCAAATCCATCATCGTTGCGGCGTCCAGTCAGTTTGCGGCTTGTCGTTAAGAGGCTGCAATGTGTGTAAATACGTCGAGGTGTTAAAGCGTTCGCTGCTGATCACTTCGTACTTATCGCCATCGGGATGCACACACAACGTGCCTTTTTCTAACAAACCACTGTGGTTTTTCAGCTCGTGTGCGTCGTCTTTGTAACGATAACGGCAGGGAACTGATTCCCCGCCTATCTGCCATTCTTTGGCGAAAGCCGAATCAATTAAATGATTCATTGCCTTACAAGATACCAGGTACGTACAGCGCTTGTGTTTCGTGCTCGGTGATGAATGCGCCAACGGGCTTATCATCAGGCGCGGCTGGCTTAGTTGTTGTGAACTCGCTTGCTACTGAGTCAAAGTAAGCGTATTCACCCTCGTAATTCGGCTCGTCACCATCTTTAAGCGGGAAGCCAACAAACACCCCTTGCACTTCGCCTGTGAATGGTTGGCCTTCTGCAACAGTCATTGCAGGGATAACCAACACCACACCCATTTTCAATGGGACGCCATGTTGAACACCGCCAGAGGGTGCGGTTAGGGTTAGGTTTTCGTTAGTAGCTAATAAACGCATAATCAAATCTCTTTAAAGAAGAAACGAAACCGCCACCCGTTAAGGTGGCGATTTTGAGGTTGTGGCCAACATAGTTACCGTTAACTATGATCGAACCGCTAAGCAGGGGCTTTAATGTTTTGCTTCATCACGCCTTTGCGATCAACTGGCTTAATCACAGAGTCGATATAGATTCGGATAGTGGCACCGTCTGATTTCCACTCTTCTTTGGTTTCCACTTGTACGCCGTCTGCGTCTTCGTGGTAACCCTCAACAAAGGAAACATGATCGTTATGAGCAAAGGCATACGCCACATCAACGCCCGCTAAGTCAGCTAAGCCCTGCACCTTATTAAACGCTTCATACGCTTCGTTTGGCTCGTCTTTGATGGTTTCCGCTTTCATCAGCGCGCTTGCTTTCTTCGCACGTTGATTCGACGTTAGGTAAACCTCTGGCTTAAGGTAAAGCGGATTGCCTTCACTGGTTTGCATATCTGCCATTTTTCCTGACATACCCGCTAACGTTGTAGAATCAATCTGACCGTCAAGCTCATTGCCTAACGTCTTACTAAATAGCGCTTTACCATCTTTCAATTTCGGGTTGTTCTTAAGCAACGCAATCAGTGAATCAGCAGGAGCTTGAGCACAATTTCGCACCGCCTTTTGAACCTGAGAAGTAATGAAATCAAACTTATCGCTCATGATAAGTTCGCGGCTCACTTGAATCTCATAACCCAAAGTAGAAAGCACCGCCGTATCACCAGTAGCTTTAAGCTTCACTTGAGTAAACTTACCGCCTTCGGTTTTCACACCAGGCTTACCAAGGTCATTCATGATCAGAATGTCATTAGTGCCAAACTGCATTGGTTGGCGTGTCACCAATGGCGAGTGCCATGATTCCAGATTCGCCACTTCATTAATGATCAGCGCACCTACATGCGTTTCGATAATGTCGCCTAGTGAATGAGTGTTGTTAGTGAACGCATGAGCAACAAGTTTTTTCTTGGTCATTTGAGTGGCGTCTGTGTCACCCACATAGCCTGCATGAGCTCGTAGTGCTTCGGTGGCTGACATATGGCGGTAAGGGTTGTTATCGTCCCACTTACACGCTTGAAGGCGAGCACCAAAGTAATTGCTTAGGTGATCACGGGCTGCACTTGCTGTTAAACCTGCTTGGTGTTGTCCTGCAGGGGTTGGGGATTGAGGATTACCATCTTCTAGATCGTCACCTTGCGGCTCTAGGTATGCCAACAACTTAACGCGAGCGGTTTCAATATCACAATCCATATTATCCAAACACTCTGCTTTTAGCTTTTTCGCTTTAGGGTGCTTAGCAAACAGTTGATTGATACCTGCTTTACGCTGCTTTTCTTGTTTCTTAAATTCTTCTAAGTCCATGTCGTCATTCTCTGCGGTTAATTTGTTAGGAGAGGATTGGCTTTCATCATTAGCCGTTTGTGAATTTGGCGCGGTGGGTTCATCATCCTCGCCGTTGTCTTGCCACATCGCGACAAGGGAACCAGGAGCGTTAAAATCTTTTAAATGTTTTAACTTTGGCGCGTCAGAAAGTGACGCCTCTAGCGTGTCTTTCTCGTTTTCATACAAGCCAGTACACAAACCGTATTCAACGGCATCTTTCGCGCTTAACCAAAAATCAGAAGAGGCAATTTCTTGGTTAATCTCTTCGACCGATTTACCCGATATTTCAGCGAATCGCTCAACCATAATGTTGTTGACGATTCCTGCTTCTTTCGCTCGCGCCATCATTTCGGCTTCTGTACCTTCACAATAGCCACGGCATTGGTGAATCATTATCCGCGCGGTAGGGCGAATTAAACGCTCATCACAAGCCATGAAAATCAAAGAGCTAATGGAGCAACAAACCGAATCAATGATCCCTGTTACTTTGCCAGGATAATCTTTTAACGCCGCGTAAATTGCTGCGCCTTCATCCGTGTCGCCGCCATCCGTATGAAAACGGATAATCAAATCTTTGCCGTCATGCTGGTTCAGCTCGTAGAGCATATCTGTGGCTGATATGTCCCAATATCCGATATAGCCATATAAAAAAAGCGTCACGGCTTCAGCGGACGCTTTTAGTTTGTACCAACTTTGGTTGCCCTGTTTAGGCTTACCTTGGGCGTTTAACTTACTCGTCTTTTTTGCCATCTTTGCTATCCGTTTTGTTTGTGTTTTCATCGGCAACCATCGAAAGCAGTTCGGTTAGCTCTAACCGTTCAATTTCGTCTTTCTCTTGCTTATACATTTCAAGAATTGAGCTCACATCCAAACCACGCTGAGCAAGAGCTAGCGTCAGTGGAAGCATGCCAATTTCTTTGAGCATTTTGATTGAAGCCGCTTCTTTGTATGGGTCAATCCACGGCATGACAGGGCCCGTAAATGAGGCGTCATACAGCGTTGACCAATCAAGGTCTTTTGGTGGGACAAGCGTTCGGCTTAACGTGGCAGCGTTAAGCCACCCCTCGTAAGCAGGGCGCACATGTTGACGCACCATTAAGGCACGTAAAATGATGTAACCCGCCCAGCGATCAATCATTTCTTGTCGCTGTGCTGAATACGATTTGTTGTAGATACCCGTTACGGCTGAGTTGTTTGCGCCTATCGTGCCTGTCACATTGCGTTGTTGATGCTGCATGTACACATCGGCACTTTCAGCACCCTTAGCAGATTCAAGGGTTTGAAACTCATCGTTTTTATTGGCTTCTAGTACGTTGCCGTATTCAAAGCTTAACGGTTCGTCGTATTCGGCATCTTCAACTTCATCATCCTGACCAGGTACATACTGACCGCCTGCCTTTTTGTGAACCAACACAATTCGAGCGGCAACCAAACGACCAAGGCGCACAGCGTCTTCATACTCTTTTAAGTTGTGAATGCTGAGCAATGCAGGTGCTAATTTTGAAATGCCACGCAAGCCACCTATTCGGGTTTGCCAACGGGTGTGTAATACGCTCTGAACTTCAACAAACAATGGTTTTTGAGCAAAGGCGGTTAAGTCCGGCACAAAGTAATAGCCCTTGGTTCGGTTGTACTCACCAAGCTTAAAGCCGTTAATGATGTTGTTTTTCTTGTCGTAGAGATCGGCAGGTATGTGATCACATTCAAACGGCTCAATACCAAAAGGCACATCACCCAAATAATCATGACCATCAAAGGCATATATTCGTGAAAAGATTTCACCATCACGTACAATCGCACGGCAAATCAATTGCTCACTGTCAGGTCTCGACGTTCGACCATCCATACACCAGGTACGCGCCGACTTTTCATAAGCCTTTTGAATTTGCTTTGCAAAGTCAGTGGCTACACTGCCGTCTTTAAGCTTGGGCTGAGGCTGAACTATCAGGCCATCAGCACCAATCACGTTTTTCACCACCTCATCTAATGCCGTAGCAATAATGGGGTAGTTTTCTTCAAACCATCTTGCTTGCTGCGCCAATGGTAATTGGCTGATTTTGGCAAGCTCCTTGGCGAGCTTCTTCTCTCGCGGGGGACGCTTTCCTGTTTTTGGGGTTAAGGCTTCGTAACTGGCGTTGAGCTTCTTTCTCGCTGCCATGCGCGCTAACCCTTTTTCGGGATCACGGTAAGCAACGATTCTATCTATAAAATTCATGCTTCCCATATCACACCCTTGCTGCGTATTGGCGCGTTCGTCCACGTTTAGGATTTCTCAAAGCAGCCAACTGAGTTTGTAACTCCTTAATGGTTGCTTGAACGGTGCTGAGATTAGCGCGTTGCAAATCCCGCTCATCTTCATCCTTGATGCGTTGACCTTGCTCTAAAATTTCTTGTTCGGTGGCTTTATAACGAGCCAAGCGAGCCTCTAAATCTGCAATGCTGCTCATTAAGTTAAACCTCTTGATATCACGCGCTTACGCCTGCGTGGTTGTGATGCGGTGGTGTGCTCGCCTCGCCTTGAAACGTTCACGTTTATGTTCAGTGGAGCAGCCCAATTAGGTGGCTTACTCCAATCAATTGCCATTGCTCGTGTATGCCAAAGCCCTGCAAAGGCGTACTGAGCATGGTCAAACGGCTCATTGTTCTTCCCTTTCGGGCAGTACCATTGGCCTTTGTCGTTCTTCTCTTCCGATAGCAGGCCGTTGTACCAATCCTGCTTCGCCCAAAATGGAGGACGAAAATAACGGGGGCTATCGCTTTGCTCATTCATCATTGATGAGTAAACAGAGCTTTTCACCACGTTTGAGTTGATGTTGAGTAAAGGGATATCACCACGCGCCGCCATAGGGTGATCACTCGATGAATCAGGCTCACTAATCTTTGTCCATCCGTCCCACTCCTTTTCTCTGAATGCTCGCGGGTTACCCTTAAGCAATAAGAAGCGGCTCTCTAAACCTTTCTTTTGGAGCTCTCGATAGAACTGATAAGCGTGAAACGTGGTGTTACCCTCGCCGTTCTCGTTATCTGAACCACCGGAATCACAAAAGGTTAAACGGGGGACTATGGTTAAGTCGGTTCCGTCAATGGCGTACTCTTTGTTTATCACCTTGTCGATGATAGGTAGCCAATCATCAACATAAACATGAGGCTGAACTCGTTGAGGTTCGCCTGCTTCCGTTCTCTGCTCATTAAGCAGGATTTGAAAGCGGTCTATAGGTTGCCATTGGCACTGCTCAGCGAAAGCCGTCACCTGAACATCAAAGCGACTGTTTGCGCCGCCCTGTACGTCGATGGTTGCCAATAAGAAACGGGTATCTGCAGGGGCTACGCCTTGCGGTAGTTGGTAGTTGATCGCTCTTTCTTGCAGGTTTTCACCTGTCAATTCAGAATCAACCGCTATTGGTGTGTATGGCCTACCAACTGTGGTATTAAAAAACACCTGCAGCTTTGACTCATCACCAAACTTTTCATAGTGCTCTTGGGCTACTATGTACTCTTTGACCATATCGCCCCAATCGTTGAAAGCGGCACATAGCCCTTCAAACCAAAACGAAGAACGATAGAGATCGGGTTGTTCAATAACTTGGCGAACGCCTTTTTCATCGACTTCACCGGGAAACATGTAATCACCAACTAAGTTGATGTCGTATTTCTCATCAGGGCTGATTGATTCACCACAACAAGGACACACTACCTTTGCGGTGTCAGGCTTACCTTTTTCCCACTGCAAGCACTCCCACTTGTCCATAAACCACTTTTGACAATGGGGGCACTGCCAATACCAAATCTCGCAAGTACCATCGTTGTAAAGCGCAGTGATACCCGCTGCTCTAGGTGCTTGATGCGGCCTTAAACCCTCTTGGTCTTTAATAGGGATGCGTGATGGGGATGCTTCCGCTATGGTGATGCCATCGCTACCCGCTTGTAAGGTACGCTTTGAACCACGACCAAACTTATCACCCTCGTTACCACCTGCCCCGTTGCCGTCATCTTCTGCCCTGTCGTAGTCGGTGAAGATAACCACACCGTAACCCTGAGCGGATAGCGCATCGTTTGTGGCTGAGTTTATGGTAACTGTGGAATCATTTTTAAATCGCTTACGCTCGATACCATCATCATGGCGGTTGCCTGTCTGCAGCTTCTGCAGTGGTTCAGTATTTCGAACCATACGGCCTAGCTCTTTATCGGAATAACCATGCGCGGTTTTTTGCGTTGCGAAGATCAACAAGATGTCGCAAGGGTTTTGCCATACTCGGTAAAACACTACACCATCTAGCAGCGTTTTGGTTTTAGTGGAACGAGCCGAGCCCATAAGGATGAGCTCTCGGCACAGACGACTAAAAGCGCGTTCTAGGGGCTTTCTCATATAAGGGGCTATGGATGAATCAAACTTAACAACGCCGCCTGTATCTGCAATAAACAGGTATTTATCACAAGCTTCTACAGGGGGAATATCTTCAACATCAATGACCGCTAGAGCTTCCCTCATCGCCTCCGCAATGCTCATGTAACTCATTGGCGAACTCCTGCGCTTTTCTGGTTATCTCGTTAGAAATGGTGTCGAGCTTCTTATCTAATCGCTCAGAATGCTTAGGCGTCCAGGTATCACAAATACGCTCTACTTCGGTGGTAATTTGGCGAACCTTCTTTTTAAGAATTGAAAAGGTGCTACCCCAAACCGTGATAATTTCATGCGACTTAACGAGCTGCCTTTGGTCTAGCTCGCGCTTTTGCTGCTGACCAAGTGCCAGCTCATACTCTTTAAACTCTTTCATTGAACCAAAAGCCGTTAACAGCTCTTGGATTTCTTCAACTTTCTTATCGCTAAGCGTCCGATTTCGACGCCTGCTTAGTTTCTTCTGCTCAACCAAATACGGCGCAAGGTCTTTGCATTCGAAAACATCATTCCCGCGCCCGTCTTTACCACACGGTTTAATGTCGTTTTCTTCAATCACCTTTTTGATTGTGTTGGGTGATTTCTTCCAATAGTTCGCCGCCTCCGTTTTGTTCATTGCGTACTTGGAGGTCATAGAGAGCGCCTCCTATGCGTAAAACGTGAGGCATAAAAAAAGCCACTTCAAAAGAAGCAGCCTTTATGCATTTTAAAATTGCCTATACTTTTCAGATAATTACAAATGTATATCAGCAGTAATATACACAATTAAACTCAATACTTATGCAGAAATAATTTTATACACAATCCAAAGTACAAAAGTAATGACAGCGAGAATACCTAACCCCATAACTCCCACAAGAGCAAACCAACCTGCCAATTCTAGGCGAGATTTAAGCCCCGAAAACATCAAGGAAAATTCACTAGGTTTAGGTTCCCAATGGTAGGTGCTAGTTGCCCGACCTATGATTTCAGCATCATCAACCCTAAATGTTTTAACTTCATTGCTGATATGACAGACCGCTTGAAAGCATCTTGTCTCTTCATCAATACTGATCGGGGTTAACTCTCGTATATCACCAGGATTACTTCCACCATAATAGGCAACCATTATCTTTCGATCTTTATCAGCCGCTGTTTGCAACTGTTCCAACACACCCATACAAACCTCCTGACGTATTCAACATCAAGCATATTTAACGGAGTGTCAGAAATCGACAGTTACTAAGGTTAGTCTTGCTCTTTTGTGATCTTCATGTAGTCACCATAATCAATGCTGCGCCACCACTTGGCGTACAGCTTAGCGCGAGCTATGCGCTTTTTCGGTACGCTTCCTACGTTCGCTAGCACCCAAGCGCCTGCAACAATAAGAGATAGTGTCGGATTACTGGCTAGCTGAGCATATTTGATCAGCTTTAAATCCATACCGAACGCTTTGAGAATCTCTTTGCGGTATTCATAAAATCCGTGGTGCTTCTGCATAAGCCCAAACTGACAGTGCGAAATTGAGCACACACCACCAAACTGACTTTTTACTTGGCCTGCGTTCGACTCAATCAATGTGATTTCATATAACAAACGTCCAAGGTTACGCACACCAAATGCGCGGCCTACAAGAAAACAAGCATCTTTAAGATGCGAAGGGGATAAAGCGCCATGTTCCATTTACCTAGCTCCGTTACTGGTGCAACTGATCGCAACGCCAAATAATTAGCATTGTGGTGATTATTATTTTTTGCCTTTATTGGGGTGAACGAACCCGCACACAGTTAAGTGTGTAAATGTATACTACTGGTGATATACACTAATGCAGCGTTACCGATAATTGCCTTTAAGTAGGCTCGATTACCAGTCGAGAAAGGGAACCAGCAAGTTACCAACGTTAAAAATGATTAGGTTTATTCGCCTAACCCCCTAATAGAAGGTTCCCTTTTGGCAAACTTAGAAAACAAAAAAAGCCCGTAACAACCGCTTGGGTTATCACTAGGCTTTATGTCTGAATAAGTTTGTTTGATGCGCTACACCCTACGGGGTTAGCGGCTTGGCTATGTCTACACATAATATGACCTTACTGATTCGCAATTTTGAGCCAGCCAAGGGTTCTAATCTTGGGTGGCAAGCTAGAACGAGGTTAGAACCTACCGTCAGTAAGCAACGGCCTGCCGAAGCAGCCCCGCCCTAGCTCACCATAGAATAGGTGTGCGAAGACACACAGCGTTACGCTGTGGCTTACTGGTTGTTTACGAGGGTTCTAATCTCGGCGCTGGATTTTGCCAACGCCCTAGCATTGTCATAAATGCGTATATGCATGTCAACGGTTATACGCCCTTTTTAAAGGCTTGCTGTGCAACGAACTTGATAATATGAATATGACCAAGCGCACCAAAGATGCCGTAAACCACCGTTTGGCTGTATGACATACCCTGCATTAAGCCCAAATGCCACGCCCCAAACGCCATTGCTAAGGCAATGAACAGCTCAGCACAAAACACTTTGGGTGAGATCTTTTCTGATTTTTTCAACAGTACGCCTAATCTGGCAATAATAAAGACTGCAACAAACAACAAAAAGCCGTTTGTCTCTTTGTTATCTGTAAACATAAAGCACAACCTGATTAGTTTTAATGTTTGAGAAATGACGGCATAAAAAAAGCCCCTCGCAAATGCTAAGGGGCTTTGGTCAACGTCAGTTGGCTATCGTGAGAATTAAGGGACTCTTCGACGATGGAAAAATACTACACCACAACCTGACCCTTTTGCAACAAAAAGACTCAGATGTGAGCTTTTTTATTTTTGGAGGAATAATCAAGGCTTAATTTTGAGTGTTATGTAACATGTAAAAAGCCCGTAAAGCCAATTTATCTAAAGCATGAAATTGGTTGGTGATATTGTCATTATGATAGGCGTAGCGCCTGTAATAAATTCTTTCTGCAACACCAATGGCCTCAAACAAATTCCTCTGCAAACAATCGACAAACTCACGGCGGGTAAGGCGTTCAACCAACATGGTTTGAACTTTTTCCTTTGTTGGCTTACGGCAATTCTCTAACGGCAGCTCATCAACCAAGACATTAACCAACGAAGGCACCAAGCTAGATGATGGATTCTCGCCATAACGATAGACCAACCACTTAGCCAGGTGCGAAGGTAGCTTTTGAATGGCTTTTTCAACTCTTAAATGCTCAAACACATCCTCGGAACAATTAAGTTTTGACGTTCCTTTACGGCGAGAGCTCGTTGCACTTAATGGTTCAGCTGGGCGTTCGTTGTCGTTGGTGACACGCTTAGTGCTACCAACGTTAAAAATCGCCCTTTCTGAACCATCGTTAGATTTCGACGGCTGATAAGTGGCGAGCGCTTCCATGATCAGCGCGCGGGTTTCTTCCAATAGCTCTTCGTCGCTGATCATTTCGTTACTCGGCCTCGCTCGTTGAAAAGTTATGGATGTTATGGCGCGCACCTACTGCGCCCGTTCCTGCGTTTATCTTTCTTGCTTCGTCTATAGATTTACGAGCCAAACCCAATAAGCTATCGATCATTTGATTTGAGCTCTCTAGGCTATCCTTTTCATCGTACTTGCCATCATGAGCTGGCTCTGCAGTGCTTACCATTGAGGCAACACTTTCAAGCACCTCGTTAAGTGATGCTTCACAGGCCGTCCCATTGTCTATTTGAGGTAATGTGTCTAGGAAACCATGCACGGCGTAGATTTCTTGCAAAGCCGCTTCACGCACCTTCTTAGGCAAGCAATCCAACCACTGCCACTTCCAACTAAGCGGCATCGGGTGGGTGCCTTTTATGTAACGGTGAACTGTACGTGAAATGCTTGCTACCCAATTTTCATACTCAGATACAGTGGGGTTTTCAGGGGCAAACTTTTTCAATCGCGGGGCAAGCATATCGACTGCTAGAGATTTAACCGTTTCGTTACTGGTGAACAACCAAGCCTGTGTATGACGGATGATGATTTCTGATTCGTTTGGATATTGTTTATTGTTCACTTTAAGAGTCCCTTTACTGACGTTTAAATACAAATAGCTCATATTTGAGCTTTATTTTAGCGTAGATTTTCGACAGTGGGTAGTGAGTTATACCTATGTTTGAACAATGTTTTGAGGTTGGCTTAGCCAATTACGAGAGGAACGCACAAAGCTGAATATTGAATCACCGTGTCTTCACACCGTCATCAAAAGGTTTTCATTTGTAACATATAGTGATTTTAACGGTAAAAAACACTCTAAAAACGTTCTTATGATCACGAGATGTTTTATAATCAAATAAAACGGAACATAAAAAAATAATAAAAAAACTGGGGCTTACCAGTGGCTTACTGCGCGCTTTTTCTGAGCGATTTGATTAAACACACATAAATACAATGAGTTGCCGCCCTTTCGGGGCAAGTATAGGAGTAAAACCATGCCAGAAGCACATGAGGTTTTTGCAGCAATCCGAAAATCAAAGAAACTGAAACAGAAGGATTTCATTGGTATTGCAAGCCGTGCGACTATCGGCAGATTTGAGCAGGGTGAAGGCGATTTACCAACACAGGTACTTATCCGCGCACTGAGAAAAATGAACATCACTTTAGGTGAGTTTGTCACCCGTATGGAAACGGAAGAAACACACGGTTATCACACTAAGAATGTGAATATTTTGAACTGGGCTGATATCGGTAAAGAAGAACCAGAACCGCAAGGCACTGTGTTCTATCCAAATGGAACCAAGCTTGAAAGCTACGCACTTAAGGTTCGTGACGCTGCAATGATCTCCCCTGACTTTGCTATGAATTACCCTGTGGGTTGTTTCATCATCGTAGAGCCAATGAAATCAGTTAACGACAATACTTTGGTGATTGTTAAAGCAGGTGGCACATTCCACTTTAGACGCAAGTACCGTGGAAAATACGTTCCTGCAAATAATGAGTTTGAAACCATAGAGAAAGGTGAAGTAATAGGGCGCGTTGTCGGTTGGGTTGGCAATGGTTAACCGTCGAAATCTGACGATTTTTTTATGTTTTTTTAACCAATAGTGCGCCTAATTGTTCCAGTTCTCGCTTCTGCCATAAGATGGTTTCACCATCTTGCTGAGCTTTGGAGATCAACCGATTGTTGGTCTCCTGTTTTTGCTCAGTGATTAAACACTGCGCTTTATATTTCCCCTCTTGGAACCTCAATTTTTCACGCAGGTTTTGAACATCATGAGCAAATCGTGCGTTGTCTTCGGTGAGCTGCTTCTCGATATCGCTTTGGCCTATCAAAGATTCTAGGTAAGCCACTCGCGCCAATGCGTTTTCTAACTCACTGGCGTTCGGGTCAAAGACATTCTTTAGATATGGGTCTATCGCATTCATCTAATAAACATCCCAAGAGCACATTTTAACTCTACTGAACGAATCAAACCTTTCACGGTTTCAATCTCGCGCTCTAAATCGAATTCTTGATCATAGAGTTTGGAAAAATCTTGCTCCAACCATTTATCTTGTTTGGCCTCTGCATCTTCTAGCTTTTTGAAAGCATCGAGGCATGCTTGTCCTTCAAGTTCAAAAGCTTCTTTCCTTAATTTTTGGAGTTCATCAAAATCTGGGCGTTCCGTTTTTTCTCTTAGGGTTTTAAGCTTTCTTTCTAAACGAGTTAGCTCCTTAGTAAGTAAAGACTTTAAAATTTTTTGAGAATTGCGCGCACTCATTTTGGCTGCTCCGTACTTCCTTTCGCGTCGATTTCTGACGAATTTTTTATTAATTCTTTGAATGCACCGATAGCACCTTGTTGTGAAATCTCGCCAATCTTCACCACTTCATGTAGCTGCTCATCAGTTAATTTCTCAGCTTCATCTTGGAACTGCAGAGGTAACCATTCTGGCATTTCTGGCCTACCGTAAACATCAACGATATCTAGCTGGTTTTCTTCAAGAACGCGACAAGCCGAAAGCTGTTTATCCACTTTCTTAGAAATCCAAGCGCGCATATCAATTTGAGCAGCGCCTTGGTTTGGCTCTGCCAGCTCCCAAAGTGATGTGATGTCGTAAGCGCCAATAACCAAATCAACCAGGTCTAAAACTCGGTTCATTCGATTGTTGATCTTTCCCTTTCGGATAGCTTCGGAAATCGACGGACGACTAAAGCCCGTAATGTTAGCCAGGTGAACGTTATTCACTTCTTTGGCTTTGGTGGTTGCTTGCAAGTCTTGATGTAGTTTTTGGAGGCGATTCATAGCTTCACCCTGACGTTAATTTGAGGATCTAATTGATCACACTACTGATCACCTTAGTGGCACAAAAGTGATCAGTGGGACGAGTAGCAATTCCTTAAAAATCAATTCCTTGACTATGGATGTGCTCAACTCCATGCGAATCAATAAAATTTTCTAAACTCGGCGTCTTCCGACCGCCATTCGTTTGATATGCTTTCAGAGTACCTACCGTGCCCTTTCTGAGCGCATCTGAGAGGTTTTTTCTTAACTTTCCCACTCAGCTATATACAAAGAGAATCGCCCTTGAGCAACGCCTACAGGCGCATTTAGATACGGTTCTTCTCGGAGGTTTTCTCTGATTTCATCTCGCTTCTTGGCTAGCGTTTCAATGACTTGAGCTAACTCTTCTGGGTTGTCGTGCTTAAAGTGTTTATCAACCGTCTGCCAGTCACCAATAGCTCGCTCGATCAACTCCAAGTAATACGAAGAAGGTGGTAATGCATCCATTGTTTCAGCTAACGCTTGAGCTACAATTGTCACGCCAATCTCCTTTGCCATTGAAACTTCACTCCAAGTAAAACACTTGAACTGTTCCGCTACCCCAACCGCACCAAACACCTTTCTCAGAAACTTCCACAGAGGTTCCCTTTCTCGAACATTCAAATCGCCGTAGCAAACGCAAGGCTGCAGCCATGCAGGAGGGGAATCAAAATTCATAAGAACCCCCCATCGAGATCACTCACGGGTTTTAAGATTTTCGGATCAACCTCTTTCGATGCCACATCAACCCAAATCCCTATCAATTTCTTATTGTCATGACCATTAGCAGCCAAACCACAACGAGCGTATTTAGTTAAATATGCAAGCTGCTCTAGTGTTATCTCAAACGTCTGTTCAATTGACATAAATCACCCCGCAAACTTAGAGCCCGCAAGCTCAACCAATTGACTAAAACCCCAAGCAATAACGATGCAGCCAACCGCTATCTCAGCCAATTTTTTATCCCGTAATTTCGTTAACATACCGCCCCCCCCCTTAAGCGTTTATTTTCGACACAGGATAAACAATAACCCCAAATAACTCACATTTGAAGCTTTTTGATACATTCCTTTGAGTTTAGTCATCAAAAATGAGCTTTAAATCGTACTTTCATGCACTTAGGTATCATCACCTCAACTTACCATCTTGCGATTGTCTTGTTTTTTTCTTGAGTTAAGAACGCTTGCCAACGAGTTAACACCTCTCGCTTTTGTGGTTCGATATAGGCTTGGATGTAAGTTCTATCTAAGTTTGGTATGTGGTGGTTAAGCAAGAACTTGATAACCAAATGATCCTCGCTTTGTTCAGTCCAGGTAGTTGAAGCCAACTTGCGTATATCATGTGACGTCCACTCACCGCCTGAAATGGCCTTAATCAACCTACATGCAGTGGCTTTCGATATTGGAGGGCTACTAGGACCGCGAAAATTGCTAGGGAATATGTAATCACCCTCATAACCTTTCACCTTCAAAAAGTTACGGTGTAGCTTTAAATACTCAAAGACTTCATCGGTTATGGGCAACGTATGCTCATGCTCTTTGGTCTTTATATTCTCGGTTGGTAAATACCAAGTCATGTTTGATAGGTCGATATGCGACCAACGAGCCAAGCGGGTTTCGCCTTGGCGGGTTGAATGGCTCAACATCATGTAAATAAGAGTTTTAACTAATGATGGTTCGCCTTCTGTTAGCTTCATCAGCTCAGGGATACGACCGGGCTTTAACTTTCCATCTTTGGTTGGTATGCCCTTGGGGAATGAGTTCTTAAATCGAATCTCTAGCATAGGATTGTAAGAGATCATGCCAAGCTCATTAGCGCGCTCAAATGCAGCCTTTAAGATGTTGAAATATGCCTTAATGGTCGCTATTGCGTACTTGTCCCGTTGGAGAGGCCAAAGCATTTTCTCTTCAATGTTTATTTTCGACACTGCCCTAACAGGTAGGGTCTCAAGCAACGGCATAAGCTGCTTGTTAATCGTGCAGCGGATTTGAGTTTGGCGCTCTGGTGAGATGGTATTGTTTTCTTCGTTGCGCTTGTAATACCACAACAACAAATCACCAACTGTCTCAAAGTGGTCAGCGCTTACCGTCTTCACGTTCTGCCCTGCAGCAACATTGGCGCTGATTGCTGGCAGTTGTTCTTTAATGTTCTTGGCAGAAAGCAGAGGCCAAGAGCCAACTTTGCGCCAAACCTCTTTCTTTGATTTAACCAGCTCGCCATTCTTTCCAATCTGTTCAACTTCTTTTCGGAAGACTAGAAGCCATGAGCCCTTATTACGGGCAGTGTTGAATCGAAGTTTCAATGGAAGGTTAATGAAGTTCAGCTCATGTACATTCTCATCTTTCTTAAAACGAGCAATTACAGAGTCTAAAAGTTCACACTTTTTGATTAGTTTTTTGTTCATAGATAGGGCACTCATTCTTCTAAACGTATCGAGCATAGCTACCTGTAACTATGCTGTTTGTGTCCCTTAATCTCACAATTACGCATAGAACATTGCCTATTAATTATACCACTCCCTTAGGATTTTGTGTGTTAACTTATTGATTTAAAGGAGTTTTCCTGTTATCGACAAGCCTGATACGCGCTTATACGATGCCCGCAGGGCATGCAGCGAGCTTGCGAGCGGTGAACCTTCCACCCTCCAAAGGTTATAAAAACGATGCTCTATCAGCCTGTGAGGAGCCAAAGGAGGAAAAAGGTTACCTTCCTGCTAGACCATGGTTTGGTGTTTAGGTTGAGAGGTAGGTTTAGTCTGAGAGGGGGTTCCACTAGACCTTTAGATTGCTCTGTGGGTTCCTGTCGAATGACAAAAGAAAAATATAGGTGGCCTAGGTAATGGCTAAGGTATGAGGTGGTTAAGAGATCATTTCTCACGTTAGCATTTACGCACCTGCGAAGCAGGTAGAAGTAAATGGTAGTGAGGCACTTTTTCTTTAAGTATATATATTTTTTTAGTGTATATAGAACATGCTTTACTTATTCCTTATCCATAACACGAGTTATGCAGGGATAAGTGAATTCAAAATGAAGTTATCCACAGACGGCAAGGCGATTTTCACCTTGAATTATATCATTTTTAAGCGCTATGCGTTTGAATTAGTTGGTATTTTATCGCAGACGTACGAAAGCCTCGCCAGTTAAGGCGATAGCGAAAAGAGAGGAGCTAGAAAGGAATATTATCGTCGATAATGGCTGTGCCAGCTTGATGGTTGGCTATTTCTTCAAGCGAGTAGCCTTTGGCTTGCAGTTCGATTTGTTCAGCTAAAAGAGCGTCATGATTAGCGCGATTGGCTGTTGCTTTTGAAAGGCGTTTTTCTTTACCCTTATTGAATCGGCGTTGATTTTCGACACCATAACCAAAATCATGAAACTCACCAAGCTCAATGTTCTTCTTGGCCGTTCTGAGCGCAGCAGCTGCTTCTTGCTTATCTCTATACTGCTTGTATTGAACGGCTTTCTTAACGGAGTCTCGCACCTTTTTCCCCATGCCGAACAGGTCATAAAGGCCAATGAATACTCGCTTTATAGAGTTCTTACCGTAATGACGTTTACCCGTACCGCATTGGTAGTAACCAAAGCGAACATTTGAGATATACCAACCAAGGCGCTTGGCTGTTGCTATGATGCCATCTAACGTGCTGCGTTCGATGCCTAGCTTCTTCATAAAAAAGGAATTACCCGCAGGCACAATATAAGCTTTGCCATCCAAACGCTGAGACTTAGCAACCACCATGTTTTGAGCCTGATCGGTGTAAAGCATAGCTACGCTAATGAAACGAAGTAGGTTGAAGTAGTGATCAGAACGAATCTTTTCACATCTTGGCAGGCGCTCACCACGAAAGTGAGTTTGGATAAGTCTTTCTACTGCACCCAAGATGCGAAAATCCCGCTTGTCATCAAGTTGAATATTAAAGTAGGACTCTATAAGGGCTTTGTCTTCGAGCGCTTCTGCCTTTGGATTGAATGCAGGCGCACTTACACTATTAGTAAGGTTCATCTCATTTCTTCAAATTGTTCGTAGTAGTTGGTATTGCCGGTTGGTAGCCGACAAAAGAAACTATATCTGATAAACCAAAGAAAGATCAAGCGCTAGATCACAGCCTAGGTAACAGATACAAAAAAGCCCCGCGATAAGGCGAGGCTTTTTTGTCAATTTGTTCGCTGTTCAGCACCACCTGGCACAGCTCCCCGAATCAAAAACAAAGGAAGAAATGAACCTTGTTTTTGTTAAGCGCCCTACGAAAAGCGCCTCGGATGTGTATATATTAGCGTTTAGGGAGATCGGGAGCAACGACTATCTTATTTGAAACCTTATGTACAGAGGTTTTTGAGCAAATGATCTTATCCTATAAACCCCCACCCACCCAATAAAGGCTCAAAAATGAGCTATAGCATCAATCTTGGTAATTAAAAACCATCAAAAACAACCCTGATAAGCATTTTAGTGTAGATGATTGGCAAATAAACGATCTTCTATTTCTTATTGATGTTCCTAAAATTTCTTATGGAAATGAATGAATAACACTGTTTAAATATACAGTATAAATTCTATTGTTTCTAGAGGTAGTCATGAATTTCGATGCTAACGAGCATCTGCAGCGCGCAGAAGTCAAAACACAGCAACTCACAGCCGTTGCAACCGCAGCAGGTGAATCCGCTGAACAGATAGATCAACCCACTTTAGCACTCTGCTTTCAGGTTATCGAACGACTTGGTAGGGAGTGCCAAAAGCATATCCAGAAAGCAGAAACCGTTAACAATAAATAAATGTATATCATTAGTAATATACATGGTTAACTTGCTGAGTTATATTATCATTTCAGCACCACTGAAAAAGGCATAAACATGACTCGAATCATTACTGTAGGCAATGGCAAAGGCGGGGTTACTAAGACTACTACCGCCGTGAACCTAGCGCACGAACTTAGCAAGAAGAAGAAACGCACCCTTATTATCGACTTTGACGGACAAGGCGATACCACCAAATTTTATTTAGAAGATGAAACCCCGCATTACCTTGGGGATGTTCTCCTAGATAGAAAGTTTGATATTAACCAAGCTATCTACCCCGCCCTTGTAAACGGTGAAATTCAAGAAAACCTATTTATCATCCCTGCTCGCTTTGATGATGCCATGACTAAATTAGACATGGATTTATTCTCAGCTCCTAAGCGAGAGGAACGCCTTAAGCTGCAGCTCCAAAAGATCAGCGAACCGTTTGATTTTGTCGTTATCGACACACAACCAGGAACAAGCGTACTTGGACTTAACGCAATTAATGCGGCAACTGAGTTCATTTTCCCAACCGACTACAGCGAGCACTCTATTGATGGAATAGAGAAGCTACTCACTCATATTCAAGATGTATTGTTCATTGAAGAGGATGAGATTAACTACACCGTTTTGCCCGTGAAGATTGATAACCGTAAGAAACGCAAAAACGAATATGGTGAAAGCTACACACTAGAGCGATGGCCTGACAAAGTAGCTAAAACCAAAATCATGGATAGGTCAGTTTTCGACGATGCAGAACGCGAACATTTACCTTTGTCAGTATTTAACAAAGGTCACGTAGCAGCTCGTTACTACAGCAATCTAGCGGCGGAGGTGATCAATGACTAACGAAGAAATAGCGCTACTGGAAGAGTTAAAGGCAAAACCAACTCGCGAACTTAAACCAGCAGAAAAAGCGAAACTCAAAAGCCTTGAACGACTAGCAAAGAAAGAAGAAAAAGCAGCCGCACCTAAGCCAAAACGAAATGAAACTTTTGGTGTTACGCCAACCACAAAGCTTTCGCCAGTACCGTTTAGAATTAGCGGTGAAGAGAAAACCATCATGACCGATGCAGCAAAGCGCATTGCAGGTACTGAGTTATTCTATGATCGCCTTGGTGGTAAAGACGACCTGAGCAACAACACCCAAATGCGCGCGGCTTTACGAGCTTACGAAAAGCTGAGTGACGAGGAAAAAGTAGAAATGATTAGAGAGGCAAAGCTCTCTATGGCTCGCGCTCAAAGATAATGTATATTACTGGCGATATACAAGGGTAGCACTAGCTGCCCTTTTCTTTATCCTCATGATTTCTCATCAAAAACTCTACTAATGATTTTCTAGATGCCGCTGTCAAAGTTCTTGCAGCAGCCGCTACATCCCAAGCCGTAACAGGCGCAAGATTGAGCATATCCAGAGCCAAATCTAGATAAGTCATGTTCAAAAAGTTCATTGCTGCTACAAATTGCGACAGCTTCAACTCTGCCTGACCGGATTCACACCTAACATAATGTCGCCTGCTAATTCCGATTCCCCTAGCCACATCCATTTGTGTTATATGCTCGCGTTCTCGTCTTCTTTTTATAGCGACCATTAAGCTTTGATGTGACATAGCTAACACCTAAAAGTGACTATATAAACCCTATATAAGCAAAATTGAGACCAGCCAAGACAAAGCTATTTACCTTAGTTTTATAGAGGATATGATGCATATGCTAACTAATTAATAATCAACAGCTTTTATAAAAAATAAAAATAAATGGGTTCAGTATGGCTTTATATAACTCTAGGCTAAAATCTTATTATGCAATCTCTCAAGTGACCAATCTATCACTTTGCAAATTAATTCTCTTTTCGCACGTCTTACTGCTAAAAGCAGCTATTAACAGGGCTACTAACTTACCGAAAAGGCTAAAGCTATGAAGGGGGTCGAAAACCTAGAACTATTAGAAGAAGCGAAAGGATTAGCGGCTTGCGGGAGTGAGGCAGCGACAAACTGGGAGCAACAGCATTTGGTGAGCTTGTTTATTGAAATAGAGAGGAAACTTGAAAAGGCGTTGAAGAACTTAGAAGTACCAAGCTCTATTTAACATATAGTACCTAATCTGCACCAAGCCATTGCAACTATGACGGCTTGACGCAAAAAGAAAGGCGAAGCGTCTAAAACTGACGGCTTCGCCTTGTTGTTTTTTGTGGATAAGTGGCTGTGGATAACCGCGCTTTCTAATTCACGGCTGAAAGCGGTATAAATTGGTGTTTTGTGGCTGATACATGAGAGCGATAGTTCGGAGCACATCGAGCGTTGTATTTGGAGTAACGCCCCACAAGACGACACCAGTCAGACAGTAAACGACGTGACACCTGTTTAGGCGTGTTGAGTTGGTTTTGTGGATACGTTAAAATCGGATTTATCATAATGTTACCTATTAGTTTTGATCGGCTTTCAGGTTGTTGTGATTACGAACCCCGTTAGTGTTGCAGCACTGCGGGGTTTGTTTTATCTGTAGATTTCTATTTTTCACTTAATTTGACAGTTCTTTTGTGTTTACGTATTGGGATTTTCCATCAACGATAAGTAGAACAGCGTAACCAGAACCGCACCTTACCTTTTCTGCCGGAGCAACACCCCGTACTCTTAGTGATCGTCCCTGATAAAAAACCTTTTGCCCCATTACTTTATACATAATCCCTTCTCCATTATTACCTAATACGACAGGCTTCAAGTTCGCGATGAAGCCTTGCTATCGAAAGCTGTCTTTCAATTTCCCTGCTCATGTAAAAATCAAACTCAATCCCACGGTCGGCAAGGCTCAGTTTTAAAGCCTCATTTTGATTCAAAGCCTTTTTTACCGCTGCTACAACTTTCTCTTCCATTTGCATCCCTTTCGGTAAGGTTCGCGCTCTTTTGCTATCAGCAAAACGTGAATCGAGCGCTTACCGGTTCTAAAACTGCTATCAATTTTGCTTATGGTGATTGAGTAAAGCAGATTGAGCTTTTCGATAATCATTGATTACCTTTTCCGCTTTATTCGCTCTTACTGTTTGCTCGTTTAACTCGCGCTCTAACTTCTTAACTTTGTCAGTCAAAGCAATAACACGGTAACAAGCTTGAATGACAGCTTTAGACATTGATTTCACACCGAGTAATTTTGCGGCCTTTTCAATTGTCGCAGTTTCTTCTTCGGTTGGTCGGACTGTAAACGCCATGGAAACACCCCCTATTGCGGCTGAATGGTGAGTGTGTCTAATTGGCCTTTCTCTGCCAATTCAAAACAAACGCGCTTTTGCTGGACTTCAAAGCCTAATAGCTCCAAGCGCTTAATCATGTTCTGAACAACAAACTTATTTAAATACGCACACTGCCTACCGATGACATAAGTCTCACGTTTCAGCTTTAACTTTCTAAAGCCTTTTACGCCGTGCTCTTTGACGCATTTCTTAGCTAGTAAGATATTTGACATGTTTTATCCCCTTTTTGGATGGGTTAGAGCCTTCCCTAACCACTGAAAGAATAATACTCAAACTGTTTGAATTTTTCAATCAAAAATTCAAACTATTTTAATTTATTACCACTAATTGCCTCTATTACCGCTTGAGGCGTACCGCGACCACAATTATCAGGGTGTTTGAAAAAAGCCGGAAAACGCTCTAAACACTCTCGCGCAAACTTCAATAAATCATCAGAATAGCGCTCACTATTCAATGCGTGTTTTTTCTCGATTCTAGCCGTTCCGTAAGCCCAATATTTTAAAGGGCTATCCGTTAGTTGACGCTTCATGACCGCCGCACCCAATACCACACAATCGAACAACTTGCGTTTATTCGGGTTCTTAAACCAGTTATTCAAAGTTTGCTCTGACTGCTCGCTCAGCTCGGCAAGCTCACTCAATCCGTCAAGCCCCGCCTCTTTTGCAACTTGATAAGGTTTCATTACTTCTGAACTACCCATAAAAAGCCTCGACAGCCTCTTTAAAACTGCGCGCTAACTCTTGCGCGGCGTGGTTGTCGCTTTGTTCAACAGATTCAAAAGCATCAGATAAATTCAGCACCGCCACCGCGTCGCTATTCAATTCACGAAATGCTTTTACAGGGTCTTTCCCCTGCCCCGTAGAGACATTAAGTAAGGCTAATGCAGCGCGAGCCGCATCCCCTTGCTTGCCGTAGGCTTTAACATCTTGAGTTTTCGTATCGACTATAAAATACATAATTCCGCCTATAAGGGGGCTTTCACCCCCTTTCTATTAGTTAGACTTCTTCAGTGTGATCCAGATTGAAAACATATAGCGCTTTAACAACTTGGCGTTTCTTTGTCTCTTCGCCTTCTTTTGCTTCCATTTTCTTCTCACAAACCATAAAAATCTTACAACCTTTCGCACCTTTTACGACCTTGCGTCCTGCGCTTTTCCATTGCTGAAAACCCGCCCACTCATCAGAAGAAAGCTCGAATTGCTCTTTGTGTTCTTCTAGGTGCGCTTGGTTGTTTAGAGAGTAGATTGATTTAGTTACTGAATTGAAGTTGTTCATTGTTTTTATCCCTTTGGATGGGTTAGAGCCCTCTCTAACCTCTGAAAAGAATAATACTCAAACTGTTTGAATTTTTCAACCAAAAATTCAAACTATTTTAATTTAATGACTTTTGGTATGTGATAGCATTTTTCATCCTGGTAAACGCTCGATGTCGCCCTGATTGATAGCAAAGAGGCGCGCTGCAGAAAGCCGGCAACAAACAAATTGATAGCACAAACAAAAAAAGCGCGGCGAACCGAAAGGCTCGCCGCGCTTGATTTTATAATGCTAATTATTGATTGGGGTTGAAGTTGCCCCGTTTACGCGAAGCTTTAAAAGCTCATGTTAGGGAGGCACATTGTTTAAGATCGAGTAGATAAAGCTGCAAGTTCTTAAAGCTGCGTTCAGGGAAGTAAGCCCCGTTGCTTCCTTCCACTTCATACCATTCAAGGTTTATCGGTGTCGGGGGGCAATTTTTTGGGCTTGACGGTGGTAAGCTGCACGCTACCAGAAGCAGCACCAAACTCATCAGCAAAAGTTTCTTTCGGGCTTTCATTAATAGAGTTCACCTGTTCTTGTTTCTGCTTTTGGGCTTTGGCTGCTTGCCACTTTCGGTAGGCCGTCGCGATATAAGGGGCAAGTTTCAATACCCCTAACAAGATTCTCAGATACTGCATTACTGCATTCTTTTAAAATGAATCGGGTTCTTATCGAGCTCGTTCTTAGCGTGTCCACGGTTGGCAGCGATAGACTCTAAAATGGAGATCAACCAATCAGGGGCTTTGGCTAAGGTTTCTGGTTTAATGAACTGTCTCAGCTGCGCCCAAATAAACCCAAGCGCTAACAAGCCAAGAATAACGATGGCGTAATACTCGCCCGCCACCCATTTAATCGCGCCAAAAATCAAGCCTGCTTCTTCTGGTGTTAAAGGGGTTGCCTCAGCTAAAGCTAGGCTAGAAAACAGTGCAAAAACTAAAGCAAAAATGTATTTCATATTGTTGTTTCTCCAATAAAAAAGGGCAGCTAACGCCACCCTAAAAACAAATGTATATGACCAATGATATACATTAATTATCAATTGCTGCTAAGCGGAGGTTTTCCGCAATTCGTTGCGACCACCCACGCGAGAACTGAGACCACGCTTTAATGTCGTTCATAAAGTCCAAACGCTCTGCTAAGAACTTTAAAAGCACATCATTGTGATCAGAGGCTTTAATAGCTGCCTCGGTGAGCCTGCCGTAATAACCATCGTCTTTAGCGCCTACGGCACGTTGTAAGAAACGAATAGCCCGCCAACCACCGTGATTGATTGATGCATCGAATAACTGATACATCACGGCCTTGTGAAACGCTTCACCGCCAAGCTTGAGCCAGAAATCACGGTAGTAAATCTCTTTAGCTTGCTCGATAGTGAGCCGCTTAATATTGAGGTGAGGGTAACTCATCGAAGCAATACCAAACTTAGTACCTTTACGCTCACCCTCGCCAACGACGCCCGTTGTCCAGTTCCCACGGTCGTCGTATAGGTTCTGATACTTTCCTTCATGACCAATCACGCGCTCAAACGCGATTAGAAACGCTTGCGGATACTTCATAATTGCTCCATTAAATTAGGTAGGTCGTGTTGCTTTGATTGAAATGGTGTAGGACGTACGGGAGCCGGAGAGCGTCACAGAATCAACCGACCACTTGCCCCCCGTTCGAGGATTGTTAAAGCCGTCTAATGTCAAAACTGACTCTGCAAAATACCCCGCTTGCCCTTCCACTGTGCCTGTGAACGTCTGACCTTTTCGGCTGAGTTCTTTCAATTTCGCCTTGGCTCTTTCGGTTGCCTCGGCCTCATTGGTGAACACCTCTTTGATAAAGTGAAAAGGTTCATCACCAACCAATGCCTCACCGTTCACGCCGGATTCCGTCTCTCGATAACTGGCTTTAACACCTTTCTTTCTCACGTTCGAGGGGTGCTGAATCTTCCCTGTATCTTTGAGTAAAGTTTTCGGGGTTATCGAAACTGAACGTTTTTCGCCGCCCGAAAGCGTGGTGATGTTCCCCTTTTTTCCAAAGATATAAAGACGGTTAACGGGCTTCGCTACGGCGTCGAATTTCTTCGCGATACGTCGTATAAAAGCGGCGTCGGTTTCTTCGTTTTGATTGAGGTGGGGGGTTGCTAGATTGGCGAGTTCTGGATCAACTCTTACCGTGTAGCCATGCGGCTGCATCACAGCCGTTACTACGTCGGCAACCGTGGCGACCGGAAACGTCTTTTTTCTAGGTTCTCGAAATCCGGTCGGGTCTTTGATGTTGAATTTAGCGGGGGACAGTTGAACAATGATTTTTGCAGGGTGAAGCATTTCCTCAATGGCTGACACTTCAAAAACCCCTCTCGCCTCACCGTTTACCGTAATCGCATACTCACTGCCGCTTGATGGTATAAAGTCCAGCTCATCCGCATCCAGTGTCAGACTTGCGCGGTCGGCACTATCCCCGCTTTCGTCGGTCAGCGACCAACGGGTAAGGGCGGTTTCAAGGTCTTGTGACCTCGCCCCCTTAAGTTTGATGATCATTCCCACACCTCGATCACTTGCTCAACCTCTGCGGCGCTTTCGGGCGTGGGATCAATGACAGGGATATTGACCTCTTGCCCTGCTGCTAAAAAATGGTCTTTCAGTTCGGGGTTTATTTCGTAAAACTTCGACTCTAACTTGTCGGAGTCCTCGCCAAACAAGCGAAAAAGTAACCCCCCAACGGTTTCCTTATACCGTGCTTGTGCTTTCATCTTGTCGATACTCCACTAACGAAATATTGATTTTCACTACCTGAGAAACGCCTCGCTCAATGATTTTGGTGTACTTGGTTTTGACTTTGTGGATTGTCCATCGTCCCCAATTTTTACCCCGACCATCGGTGATTGTGACCACCTCCTGAGCCTTTGCGATTGCCCGAATCGCTTCGGCTTCGTCCATTCCATCACCCCGAAAAGCGATAACATCTAACACCCACTTATCGAGCGCCCTTGACGTTTTTACCTGCCTTGGGTTTTCGATGGCGTCCGATATAGTCCAACCACCATCGAGCGTGTGAGTGCTGCCCTCTAGCGGGTTTTTTCTCTTCTCCGTGTTTTTTACAACGCTAAAAACATGATCGTTGATTGCCAAATGATGCATTTAATCCCCTAATGAATGAGCGATATCTTGACCGATATCAGCGGCTTGCTCTCGCTGCCACTGCTCGAACATTGCTCGCATAGCGTCGAGAGTTAGCGCGGCGGTTTCTTGCGGGTTGCTTGTTCCCTCAACGGTTAACACTGGCGCAAACGTGGTCGGCGCGGCTTGTTTCGCTATGGCTTGCTTCTCTTGTACCTTTTTAATCTCCTCGGTCTTATCGGGCAGTTCATCGGATGAGAACCAATTAAAAATTGACTCGCCAATATTGGCACCGATACCGTCGCCCACCATGCCACCAATCGCACCGCCAACCGCCGTCCCTATACCTGGTAATATGAATGAACCAATGGTCGCCCCAAGCGCTGCGCCCCCCATACCTCCGAGAATCCCGCCGCCTGTTTGAGCAACGCCTTTTGCGTCCCCATTGGCAACTTGAGAGCCGAGCGAAAGCGCATCAAGCCCCAACGACAACGGACGGATAAACTTAGCAGCGTTGGCAAGCTTAGACGCTTTCCCTAGCCCTCCTGTTATATCCCCCGCCGCGCCTGCTGTGTCGGCGGCAGTGGCTAACGCATCACCGCCGACACTCTCAACGCCCCCCGCAAAAGCAGGGGCAGCAAGTAGGGAAAGTGCGCCCACGCCCATACCAAGCATTCCCTTTTTGCGTCGCGAGCCTGCGCGTGTTTCAAGGGTGGAGCTTTGTACTCGTTGAAAGGATTCACTCGATTGAACCGTATTCAGTCGGTTGAGCACATTGGTTCCAACGCCACTAAGAGCCGCGAGCTTTCCACCACGGCGGCGACTTCGAGACGGTTTGCGACTTCGACCAGAATCACGCCTAGCACTATCATGAGCGCCGCCATTGCGTGCGGCTCGCTCTGACGCTGCCGCCTGACGTTCTAGCGCTTTCGTGTGCTTCTCTGTTGCTTTCGCTGCGGCATTGAGCGCGAGCGTTTCTTTGCCTATCCCGACGATGTTCTTAACGGCTTTCATGCCCTTAATCGCCGTATTCGCTGCGCCTACCGTGAGCACTGCCGCCCCGATACCTAACAAGATATCGACCGCCGCCCCGCCGTCATTCACGAAGTCAGCAAGCCCCATCGCAATATCTGTCGTCACCCCTAAAACGGGATCGAGCATCGGCATTAAGCGATCACCTAGCGCAATGGCTAGGTTATTGAGCGCCTTTCCGGTTTCCTCAAATTTCGCTTTATTGGTGCTTGCTATGTTGTTGTATTCGGCGGTGATGGAATCGACCGCGTTCGGGTCGGTCTTGGCTTTTTGATAGTCTTTTTCTGCGGCTAACGCATCCCCTTGAATCTTCTTTAGGGTCTGCGTGTCTTTAAGGATTTTTTGAACATGAGGAGCGGCCTCTTCACCAAACAGTTTGCTGATTGTTGAACTTTGCTCAACTGCATCGAGATCGTTGATTGCATCGAGTACGCCCGTTAACGTTCCCATCGCATCGGTTTGCATGCCCTCCGCCACGCTTTCGGAGTCCATGCCGAGCTTTTCATACACCTCCTTTTGTGAGCCTGTCGCGTTCTCCCCCGCTACTAGGGCGCGGGTTATACCTGCTGTTGCGGTGGCGGCTTCTTCTTCGGCTGCGCCTTTCGACAACAGCGCCCCCGATAAGGCAAGCGCCCCTTGTTCGGTGAATCCTGCGTTCGTTAACTGCGCCCCTCGACGACTCATCACGCCGAGCAAGTCTTTACCACTCACACCGCCGTTTTTATTCGCAACGTCGTTGATCATGTTGCTCATGATGAGGAATTGATCGCGACCCTCGTCGCCTTCGGTGGTCGGGTCGTCCTTGTAGCCCATCGAATTACGCAAGGCCATACCCTTGCTCGCGGCTTCCTCGGCGGTCATATCCCACGCGGTCGCGGTTTTAATCGTGTCCTCGGTGTATTGGCCTAGCTTATCTCGACCAATACCCCCATTCGCACCACCCGCCGCAATTTTCATTACATCAGCGTCACTCACCCCCGCCATTTCAACGGCAAGCGTATTAAGTTCACGACGAAAAGCGGCTTTATCCGTGTCGTCTTTAAACTCCACGTTTTTCGCCACATCCACAAAATTCGCTTCGTTATTCATAGACTGTCGCGCGGAAAACCCAGCGGTAGCGAGCACACCCACCCCCACCATTTGCGCGCTAGGCATCGAGTCGAGCGCTTGACGTTTGCGGTCTTGTAACGCCGCCGAACGCGCTAAAAGGCGATTCTCTCTCTCAAGCAATTGAGCCGCTTTTTCAGCTCGACGATTCGCCACACTGCGCGCCATTGATAAGCTATTGGTGTTTAGTCCTGCCTTCTTAAGCTTGCCGTTTAACTCGTCAAGGGTTCGGACTTGCGCTTTCTCCTTCGCGTTTAACGAGGAGAGCTTGACCGTCAGTTTTTCAACTTCGGTTTGCTCTTTTTTAGTGAGCTTTACATAAGCGGTTTTTTTCTTCGTTAATCGTTCCACTTCCGACGTGGATTTAATCAATCGGTTTTGCTCAGTCACGGTCAGCGTGATGTTTTTCGCGATCTTTTCGTTTAACGATTTTTGCGTGTTTTGATGCTGCTTGAGTGAGACGGTTTCCGCCTCAGTTAACCCGACGTGTTGTTTCTGTTTTTTCGCAAGGGTTTCTAAGCGCGTGTTCGTTTGTTCGATTTCGCCACGAGTGAAGCCTAGAGAGGTTTTTAAGGTGTCGTATGACCTTACATCACTGATCCCCTTTTTCGTTTCTCTGAGGGTTTTTGCTTGCGCTTTGGTGGCGTCCTCAAGGATTCCTTGAGCTTTAGAAACCTTGTTAATTTCTGCGACCGCTCTAGTCGCGTCGGCGGTGATGCCAAGCGATATGTTTTTTTTCACAATTTAACCCCGAACCCCGAGAGGATTAACTCATACCGACGAAGTGCATTTTGATTCGTCCAGTTCAAAACGTCGCTCTCGGGTGTTCCCTTGAGCGTCGTCACGTCGATGATTCGCTCAACGCTTTCTACTGATAAAATGCCGCCGGATTCAATAAAAAATCATTGGTATGACTCACAAGCGAACGGTAATCAGGCATCACCATATTTTCGACTTCATCCCCGTCTAAATCGGTGATGTTCGAGATAATGAATACGGCGCGTTCTACGTCGTCGGTAAAGTCTTGGGATTGCTTAGACAGGCGTAACGTTGGGTATTTAAACTGGATGTGACGATCACCCGTAAACAACAAATTCAGTTCAAATTTTGATTCGCTGATATCTTTACCCGCTAAGTGATAAGCATCGAGCGTAAGAAAGTTATAAGCGGCTTCAAAGATCGAATTAAAATCCGGTTTAGTCAGTGAATACACTTCATCTTCCGTTAACCCCGTCGACACAATGACAAGGCGTACTTGGTCTTCTAACTCAAACTTCTCATCGGGCAATTTAAGTTCAACATTTTGAGCCACAGTGATCGGTTTGACGGTGACACTTTCAGTTTGATTATCATCACCAACGGGTTGAAGTAGCGTAAAGGTCTTTTCTAAAAAGTCTTGGGGCTTGGTCGCTTTTGAATTTTTCATGGTCTTTCGTCCAAAAAAAAGAGGGAGCAAACACGCCCCCTCTTATATGATTAACTGATTAGTATTTTTTACCGCCAATGAGGTAATCACCGTTCGGGATATCAATATCGTGAATTGGTGTCCCGTTCTCTAGCCAACTGTAACGCTGAATGCTGCCTTCAAGCGTGATGGTTTGACGTTCTTTCATCTTGCTTGGTGAGAACTTAACGGATACCTCACCCGTCATCGTGTGAACACTGTTATAGTCTGCGCTGCCGTCTTTGCCTTTTTCAGTAAAGATACACACCGTTTCATCACCCATCGTTAAGGCGTCACGCACGATTTGAGCATTAATGCCTTTAATGGTGATTTTCCACTTCACTTCTTCAAAGCCAACGTGCTCACTCGATTCAACGAATGAACCACCGAGCTTGTCGTATACCTTGTTGAACTCGGGTTGTTCAAAGTCTTCAATGTAGTTTGTAACCTTAACGCCACCCACTACGAATTTACGCGCTCGTATTACTCGACCTGACATGCTCTAGATTCCTTTTACGATTTCGCCAACAAACGTTTCGACGATGTGATTAACTTGGTTTAGCTCAACAATGCTGTGCTCGTTTGGACGGTATCCCGCCCAATCAATCACAAGCACCCATTCACCGTTGTTGTAACGGTCTACGGTGTTGCGCGTTGGGTGTAAGTACACGTTAAAATCAATCAGTGCGTCGTCGGCTTTGAGCGTCTTACCCCAATTGTTTAGCTGTGCAATGCGGCTTTTGAAGAAATCCAAATCTAAGTTGTATTTCATCGTGTCGCGGTGTGATTTGATAATTTCACGTATCAATTGGTTTTCAATACCGATGATATTGCCAAAATCCCCCGACAGGGTTCGGTTGCCAAGAAACATGATCCCGCCGTTCGGGTCGGCAACGGCAAGCGATACCCCTTTTTTATTCAGCTCAACCGCTTCGCTGCCCGAATCATTAACCGTGTAACTGACATCACGCGCGAGGTCGTCCAGTAACAAAGTGCTACCGTTCGGGGTTTGCCACGGCTTCACCGAAAGCCGCGCCGCCATGCCATACATGGCAGGGGGGATTGGGTGATCCCAACGCTCACCGCGAACGTCTACCGACCACACCTTCTTGTGTGCTTCGCCGTGTTGAAGGCCGAAATCGAGCGCTTGTTTCGTGTTGGTATCGGGGGCATTCACCCACCCCTCGGCGTACACCTTTTCACATACACCCGCGACCGCATTCGAAAGGCTGACATCACAAAAGGAAGCCACACCGATGTTAGTCGGCACATCACGACACGCTTTAAACGCTTCGAGGCCAAGTAATTGGCCGTCGATTTCATCCACACCACCGATGATGTTTTTTATCGTATCGGCATCTTTTGCGGCCTTTTCAACGACCACGACTTCAATCGGTACACCCGCCTTTTCAAGCAAGAATTTCACCGAATGGTAGAGCGTGCTTGTTTCGTCAATGAGCGTTAAATCTTTCTCACTACGCACCGTAAACGGGAAGTTAAATTGCGTTCCCTCTTTTACTGCTGCGACTTCACCGATAACCCCGCCGCGTTGACCGCCGACGCCACCAAGAGACGGCAACGGCTCACTGGTTTCAACCGTGATACCGTTGTGATTCATATTTGTTGTTGCTGCCATTATTTCGCCCCTTTCAGTTTCAGTTTTTCAGTTGTGACGAAGTAATTCGCCTGTGAAGGTTTAAGGGAGAGCGTTGAACCTTTCGGATGGTAGCGACCGGATAATCGAAACTTTCTCAACACTTCGTAATCTTGCGGTTCGTTCGACGCGCTTTGCGCTTTGGGTACTGCTTTTTTATCTGCCATTGGCTTTCCTTTAGGCGTAAAAAAACCGCCTCGTTGGGCGGCTTAGTTTGTGATTATTGGGTGATTCTTATCATTTCGGGCGGGTTTGGTTATGAGTTTGCGTCGGTCTTAGCTCAGCATCAACTTTCCACGAAACCCAAGAGTCGCCAATCGCTGCTGCATATTTGTTTCTCAGTGTGCCTTGAAACCAAATTAATCCCACATCTGCATCACCAACAAACTGGAAAATGTCGCTTTTAATTGCCCCCGCCGATGTGATGTAAGTCCACTCAGAAGGCTTTCGAAGCTGATACGGCAAACTAATTTGGATTTCCTTTTCATATTCAGCAGTCATTTTGTGGTTTACGTAAAAGAAAGATGTTGCCGAATAAAAACGGGGCTGACAGTTAGCTTTGTTCACTGATAATGTGTCGGCAACATATTCCGTAGCAACTGAACTTTTCTCAAACTTAACACCAGAAAAGCCCTGATTATTTCCGCTCACAGAAAATTTTATATTCAGCTCTAAAAATGCATCATCATCAAGAAAGGCGGTGTTATTCGTTCTTGGAACCTGACAGGTCGCGGAGTACCTAACCCATCCATAGTTGTCTCGTTCTCCCGTTGCGCTAAGCGTCAACTTAACTAATGAACGGGAAAGATAACCATCAATAGGATTATAAAGCACAATCCAACCATCATCTTTGACTAAAGATGCCTCCGATACCCACAGGCTCATCGTTACTGTTTGCCCGACAAAAACAGATAATCTTTCTATTCTTTGAGTAAACGTAATCTTACCTCGCCCATCAAGTTGCATGTAATGCGTGAATGCCTGGTCATGATCAGTAGATAGCTTCGAGTTTTTGACTGAAACAGCGTTATCAACATCAGTCACACACCACCCGTCGATGACAAACTGACCCTCAAAATCTGGCTTTCCAACATGCCCCCGCTGATTTAAGCTGAAATCGGAATTAATCAGATAGTTAGGATTAATCCGACTACCAAGCCCTAAAGCCAAATCGTATGCTGATTTAGCTTTATTGTAAGCAGTCGTCGCCGCTTTAGAGCTTGCTGCTACGTTTGAACTGTTCGACGTAACGCTGTCACTCACAGCTCGCTGAGA